CGTGTAGTCATAGCGTTTCTTTCGTTTTTACGGTAAAGCTGCGGATTGCAGCGATTGCATTGTATGTCAACTTTTTATTGTCTTGCAAGTTTTTTTATGCGAGACTTGTTGGCATGACCATCACACTCTACCCCCACCAAGAAGAAGCCAAGCAGTTCCTGTTGTACAGGCGGCGCTGCATCCTGGCCGACCAGCCAAGGGTCGGCAAGACCCTGCCAGCGGCTGCCGCAGCGCTTGAACACTTGCCGGCCATCATCGTCTGCCCATCCATCGCAAAAACCGTTTGGGAGGCGGCATTCCACAATCTTGACCCGTCAGTGCCAGTGAGGGTGGTGACCGGCAGATTGCAAGCAGCAGAGCCAATCACCGCTGGTGTGACCATCGTGAATTACGACATCCTAAGCTGCGTTACAGATTATGCTGGAATACAGACTGTCGTTTTTGACGAATGTCACAGGCTTAAAAACCCTAAAGGCCAACGCACAAAAGCTGCTCTGCTGATGATGAAAAAAGTTCCGCGAATTTACATGCTGTCAGGCACCCCAATCCCAAACAGGCCAATTGAACTTTGGCCAATCCTGCACGGGCTGGGCATCTTTACTGGCGGCTACTATGACTTTGCCGCCATGTACGCCAATATGTGGCGTGCGCCTTGGGGTATGGATGTTTCAGGAGCATCCAACATCAAACAACTTAAAGCCCTCATGAAACTTTATGTCTTGCGCCGGAAAAAAGAAGATGTGTTCGTGGACTACCAGCAGCCGCAGGTCAGTCTCATCACCTTCGACCTGCCCGTGGACAAGAAAGAGCAGCAGTTCGATGCCGATGCGCTGGTGGCCAATCCCAACGCCATCATGGCCTTCGAGGGGCTGGCCGAGATCATGCGTGAGGCTGGGATGCGCAAGATCAAGCCGGCAGCGGAATTTATTAGTGTTTTGTTAGATACAGGTGAGCCGGTGGTGGTCTTTGCGCACCACAAGGATGTGGTCCACGGTCTGGTCGAGGAACTCAAATACCACAAGCCCGTGGTGGTAGTGGGCGACACGCCGAGGGCCAAGCGTGATGAGAACATTGCAGCGTTCCAAGCCGGCAAGACCAAATGCTTTGTCGGGAACATCGCCTCATGCAGCGAGGGCGTGGACCTGAGTGCGGCTGACACCATTGTCTTTGTCGAGTGCACATGGTCGACCAGTGCGCTAGAGCAGGCGTCCAGCCGCGTGGAGAACATCACAAAGAACGGCACCAAGCCGGTGATCTACCTGCTGACTATCAGGGCATCGCTTGACCACAATGTGCTGGCCAAATGCCTTAAAAAGCAAGGAATCATCAACCAGATCATCTAAGGGTTTGTCCCTAGTTTATGCGTTACCGGAAACAGTGATAGAATTGCGCTGTCAACAACACAACGGAGCAAACGAAATGACAACACGCTACACAGAGAAAACAATTCGCAGGGCCAGTCAGTGGGTCAAGATCACCCGTGACAACCAGTGCAAGCGTTTCACCTTTGCCCGTGGCTACGACAGCAGCCCAGCGGCACATGATGTCGAGACCTATTCGTTTCGCTGGGTGCCCAATTGGACGGACGCAATTGACCGCGCCAACATGAAGATCGACACCTACGCATGACCCCACCATCCACCACCCGCGTCCAGCGGCTGCGCGACAGGCGCAAGAAGCTCGGGCTGGTTCGGGTTGAGTTCTACCTCACCCCCGACCAAGCCACCAAGGCCAAGGCACTCATCAAGAAACTCACCAAGGAAACGACATGACCGAACACACCATCCGCAAGCACGCCCGATTGTCAGCATCACGCGCTGACCGCTTCATGACCTGCCCAGGCTCGTACCGGCTGGAAGAACTCATGCCCTATGAGCCCGCTGGCCCAGCAGCCGCCATCGGCACGGCCATCCATGAACTCTCAGAGAAAATCCTCAATGGCGTGGCCATCAACGCCAGCGACTATCCCGATGACCATCTGGACATGGCCAACGAGTACGCCAGCTTCATCAACAACCTCGTTGAAAACCCCCGCAAGCGCATGATCGAGGTCAATGTGGATGCCGGCCTCAAGTCGCTGCACTACGCCCTTGGCGGGACTGCTGATGCCGTGCTGGTGGACGGCGACCATTTACATATTTGTGATTTAAAAACTGGGAGGGTGCTGGTCGAGGCCGAGGACAACAAGCAACTGCTGACCTATGCGCTCGGCGTCATGCGGCAACTCAACGCCCCCGAGTCCATCACCTGCACCATGCACATCTACCAGCCCCGCGCCGGCCACAGCAAGTGGACCGTCTCGGGTGCCACCTTGGTCCAGCACGGCCAAGACCTACTGGCCGCTGCCAACTTGGCCCTGACCTTTGACGCACCCACCAGCCCCAGCTCATCGGCCTGCAAGTACTGCAAGGCCAAGCCCATCTGCCCGTCCATGCGGCAAAAGGTGCAGGACAACGCAAGAAAAGAGTTCGCTGAGACCGTCAAGCTGGCCGAGAAGGACGAGACAGTCGCAGTGCCACCAGTCACCCCCGAGATGGTCGAGTTGGCCCAACTCGCTTCGATTTGGTCAGAGTCAGTTTTGGAATTAGCCAAAAAGCAGATCACCAACGGATCAAACATCCAAGGCTGGACGCTGCGCCAAGGGCGCAAGACCAAGTTTTGGAAGTCTGATGCCTTGGCCTACGAGGCTCTGAAGTCATTCCCGCAGGCGTTCGATCTCAAGAGCCCGTCAGCCATCGCCAAGATGGACATTGCCATCAGCGATGACCTGATTGGTGAGAAGCACGCTGCATCAAGTCTGGTCAAGGAGAAGCAGGCATGAACCGCATCGAGTTCGGAGATTGTCGCGACACCATGCGCAAGTGGGCCAGCGAGGGTGTGAAGGTGCAGACATGCGTGACCAGCCCGCCCTACTTCGGCCTGCGCGATTACGGCCACGACGGCCAGATTGGGCTGGAGCAGACGCCGGAGGAGTACATCGCTGCAATGGTCGAGGTGTTTCAGTGCGTCAAGGATGTGCTGGCCGATGACGGCACGCTGTGGCTCAATATTGGCGACAGTTATGCGGCCCAGCGTGGCGGCACCCACATGCCGGCCCAAACTGTTGCCGGTGGTATTGGCGGCAAGGGTGACGATAAGGCGTTTAGGGGCATGGGTGATGAGAAGCGTGGTGCCGCACACCGCAACGCATCGGCCATCGGCCTCAAGCACAAAGACCTGATCGGCATCCCGTGGATGCTGGCATTTGCACTTCGCGCCGATGGCTGGTATCTGCGCCAAGACATCATCTGGCACAAGCCGAACCCCATGCCCGAATCAGTGCGTGACCGCTGCACCAAAGCGCATGAGTACATCTTCCTGTTGAGCAAATCGGATCGGTATTTTTTTGACAATGAGGCGCTGAAGGAGCCGAGTGTTACACCGGTAGATATGCAGATCGCCAAGCGCAACAAAGCACCGCATAAAGGTCAGCGACTCTGGAATGCGTGAAACAACTGGAGGCTTTGACAAGATTACCAGGGTTTACGAAACCCGCAACAGGCGCAGCGTCTGGACTGTCGCCACCCGCCCGTACAAAGGCGCTCACTTCGCCACATTCCCGACAGCGCTGGTTGAGCCGTGCATTTTGGCCGGCAGCCGGCCCAACGACATCGTGCTGGACCCGTTTATGGGTAGCGGCACCACGGCCCAAGTCGCCATCCAGCATGGCCGGAAATACCTCGGCTGCGAACTCAATCCAGAGTACGGGGCACTGCAACAGGAGCGAATCGCCAAGGCCATGCCCGCAATCGTTGATGACCCGCAGATGTCATTGACCCTTGCCGAATAAACCCCAAAGACTAGAATCCACATCTCCAAAAGAAAACCCCTGACAGCGTGAACCGTCAGGGGTCAACTGGCAACAACCAGAAGGAGAGAACAAATGCAAGTCAACCGCGAGATCAACATGAGTATTTTACCAAAGGCTGAGTCAACTTTCACAGCCTCAAAGCAGATCGCCTTGAAGCTCATCGAGCAGCACCCACAGGCCATCTTCTGCACCTTCTCCACCACCACCGATGGTAGGAAGATTCCCTACAAGAAGTCCGGCCAAGGTGTGGCACGCGATACACCCAACGACCAGCTTTACAGCGCCATTGAGGTGCAAGCGATGGACTCCGCACCCTTCGGCGGCTATCTGGGCATCGTGATGCAGAGTCCAGCCGTCTCCAATGATGGCTACCTCGTCTGCCTCGATGTGGACATGAAGCACTCCACATCCCCCACCAACATCGCCATCAAGCGCATGGCCGAGTGGGTCAAGCAGCACGACCAACTCACCGAGGTCAGCGTCTCAGGACGAGGCCGGCACATCTTCCTGTTCGTCTCCAACGAGAACATCGACCAGATCAAGCCCAAGTACAAGCTCGGCGGCGGGCAAGAGATCGAGGTCTTCGGTCTGCCCACCTCCGCAGGCAAGTCGGTGCTGCTGTCCGGCCAGAAGTTATCCGGCACCATCAACGCCGACATGCAGGACAACCTGTTGGCGCTGTTGACCATGTGGGGCATCATCGAGCAAGACAGCGCCAACCAGCCGCCCGAGGCACCACGGTTGCCCAAGCCTGAGTACCAGCCCACACTGTCATCACCCACGGATGACTACTCAAAGGCCGCTGAGGCGCTGTCCTACATCAGCCCCGACTGCGACTACACGACATGGATCGAACTCGGCCAAGCGCTGCACACGGCCTTCGGTGCCCAAGGCCACGGTCTCTGGTCCAACTGGTCAAGCCAGGGCAGCAAGTACAAGTCCGAACAGGACATCGATACCCACTGGAAGTCTTTCCACCAAGGTAAGGGTGTCAGTATCGGCACGCTGTTCCATCACGCCAAGGACGCCGGCTACAGCCCACCGTCCAAGGCCGCTGATCGCAAATCCGCTATAGATGACTTCGCCACCTTCATCCAAGTGGCCCAAGCCCAAGCCACCAGCGAGCCGGTACTCGGCCTTGAGACATTGCTGGCCCCGTACTGGAAAGAAATCAGCCTCGACCTGACCAAGCTCCACCCGATTGAGTATCTGGTCGATGGCTTTATTGCACACAGCTTCTCAGTCATCGCCGGCCAGCCTGGTGTCGGGAAGACCACGGCCATGCTGTCGGTCTGTCTCATCATCGCTGGCTTCCGTCTGTCCGATTCACCACTGAAGACAGAATCCCGCAGGAAGATTCTTTATGTGACCGAGGACGCCAATCAAATCAGACAATCCCTCTACGCATACATCAAGTACTGGAATCTCAATGCCAATGAAGTCGCCAACTGGTTTATCGTCATTGAATCTAAACGCTCCAAAGTCCCAGAGATACTCCTCTTGGCAGAGAATGTAATTAATCACACAATAAACTCTGAGCGACCACTATTAGTTATTGATACATCGAATTCCACATTAGAAATAGAAAACGAGAATGACAACAGCGAAGTAGGCAGCTTTATGGCTGCAATAAAACAAACAATCTTCACCCAACTCAACACCTCAGTGGCCATCATCGCCCACACGGCCAAGACGGCCACCACCAACGATGACAGCGCCCTGGCCCGTGGAGCCAGTGCCTTCACCGGCGATGCAACCCTGACCGCCATCCTGTTCATGGATGAGGACAAGAACAGGTTCATGCGACTCGTTAAAACCCGCTACGAGCCCATAACCCGAGAGATCAGCCTCCAGACCCACATCCACAACGAAGTCGTGACAACCCGTCACGGCAACCCTCAAGACATCCAGTGCATCACGGTCATCCCGTACCCCACATCAGAATCCTCCAGAAAGCAGGAAGCCGCAGCCCGAATCGAGGACAGCAAGTCCCTCAGACTCATGGACAAGTGCGACACGGCAGCCGCTTTCGTTCAGTCGGTCATCAATGAGCACCCCGAAGGGGTCGTAATCAGGCGTGGATCCAACGCGCCGAAGGACTGCCGTGTACATCCAGATGCCTACAAGTTGGAGTGGGCTGACATTTACGCGGCTGTTCCAGGCAGCACCAAGGGCGATGTAAAGCGGGCCATTGGCATCTCAGTGTTCAAGAGATTTGCCCCAAATCCAGTGAACAATGCGTGGAACATTCTGGGCCAAGGGGATCACCATGAGGGCTGAAACCAGTGCTCTGGACAAGTCGGAGATCCGGAGATACCTCGAAGATACCTTGGAGATCCGTATCCTCGACAAAGTGATGCGCTTGGGGATAACCCTGTGGAGTTATCCACAGGTTATCCACAGCCTAATCACCGATTTTCTGGGCTTGACAAAAGTCGGAGATACCGGAGATTTTTCCCATGGGGGGTATCTTCGACTTGGTATCCTCGACTTGTGGGCTTGACAGTGGAAAGTTATCCACAGGCTGGCGACTGGTCAGACGAGGCACGCGTTTTGTGCGAAAAGTGCGGAAATTCTGAGTCGAGGATACAGCGCTGGAATTTCACGGCAGAGGACTTTGAGAAGTTCAGGAGGTTGAACGAAAGGGCTGGGCAGTGGATGTTTCACGGCGCTGAAGCAAAGGGTGGCTGGGTCAGGGTTTCGTTCCGTCAGGACTTCTGCACAAAGACCGACCTGCACTGCATCCCAGAAAAAGTATTACATCACTGCCACATGTTCGTGGATCGGGATGCCGCAACGCCGGCGGAGTCCGTAGAATCGACGGGATGGTGGGAATTGACATAAAGCGCAAGAGGCAGAGCATTGAGCACAAGGAGCAGGTAAAACTGGTCCAGCGGGTTCGGGCGTTTTATCCGGATGTCATCATCGCGGCGATACCGAATGGGGGCGATAGAACGGCGTCAGAGCGCGTGAGACTGCATGGTGAGGGGGTACTGGCTGGGATGCCTGATTTGTGTGTCCTGAGGCGTTCTAAGGGCTTTGGCGGGTTGTTCGTAGAGATGAAGACAAAGGTGGGCGTGGTGAGTAAGGCGCAGGGTTGCCTTGCCAGTCAACTAAATGCGGAGGGCTACCTGTGCGTCATCGCACGGTCAGCCGATGAGGGGTTCAAAATCATTGAGGAGTATTTGGGATGAGCCGAGACACATTGGCAGAGATGGCCGACCAAAGCGCAATGCATGTCGCAGCAGCGCACGCCAAGAAGGCAGAGATGAGCGTGGCCAACAAGGCTGTGCATGCCTTCGGTGGAGAAGCGGCCATACTCGAATCAATTGCATCGGGCTGCACCATCTCAGCACTGTGCAAGCGATTGGGGATGGCGGTCACTACATTCGATCGATGGGTGGATAGAGGGGGCGAGGCGCGCCGCTCGGCATATACGCATGCGCGCACGAGGGCAGCACAGAGTTTAGCCGAGGAAACGATTGACATCGCTGACGCGGCATCCGTCCAAGAGGTGCAACTGGCCAAGCTGCGCAGCGACAACCGCTGGAG